TTTATCAGATGTTGCTGGAAAACTAATACCAAAGCCAAACTGTTCGCCGTTGGGTGCAATACCGTCTCCAAGAATATATCCATCATATCCTTCTTTGCTAGGAGTTTGAGTTACTCTGTCTGCCAATGTGTTTTGTGTGGTTGCATCTAATTGTGTTGTATCTGTAGTAACTAGTTCAGGTTTTCCTTGATCATCCACTTGTAGTGTATAAAAATGTGCTATGTCATAACCCGACTTAGGTGAATCTGCTTCTGCTTGTTGAACCACAGCATTGTTGATCTGCATTTCTTTCTCGTAAGTAGAAAGCACATCTCTTAATGTCTTACCATCACCTGCTCCAGCGTCTTTGTTTAATATTTCTTTAAATTCTTGTGAGTCGTATATTTGTTTTAGTTTAACTCTATATAGGTGTGGATACCAAGTTTGTGAAAATCCTTCTGCCGCTCTGCTAACATCTTCCACAACATAAAATCTTTTAAGTGCTACATTAAAATCGTTCAAGGCATATTCATCTTTTAAATGAGGTAATTCAAATACATCACCTGGCATAACTTTTCTGCCCAAAGTTTTAACACTGCTGGTGATTGGAATAGTCATAAACAATGTGTCATTCTGTAAAAATAGTCCAAATTGACTCATATCAAAATCAATATCTTGCACATTGTATATGCCTCTTAAACTGTACACATCTTGACTGTATTTTCTATCTCTATTTTCAAGAAACAACATATCCTGTATGTTGGTTTCTTTCACAGCATTGTATTTTGGCTGGGTTGGAGTAGCGTCTGCTTCGTCGGTATTCTTAGGTCCTAGGTATTTGTGTACAAATACATCGGTTCCGCCCACAGTGAACATTTCCACCACTGTTTTGTCTAAGAATGTGTAGTCGTTCCCTTTTTCTGGTTTATAAAGACTTAATCTCGGCATATACATATATTTATCGGACGATAAATATGTATAAGGAAAACTGTATGAGTGATTTAAGCACACAAAAACAAGAAGTATTCGACTACGTTCACACTAGCCTAGGTGGCGGTATGGTAGACGTAGAATTAGACCCTGTACACTATGAAACAGCATTAACTGACGCATTAGACAGATTTCGCCAGAGATCTGATAACTCTGTTGAAGAAAGTTATATGTTTCTGCCTTTAGTGAAGGATCAAAACGATTATACACTTCCAAACGAGGTGATAGAAGTTAGACAAATCTTTAGAAGATCAATAGGTTCAAGATCAGGCGGTGGAGATGGTGGTACATTGTTCGAACCATTCAATATGGCATACACAAACACATACCTATTAGCAAGTTCTAACATGGGTGGTGTAGCAACATACAATATGTTTGCTCAATATCAAGAATTAGTAGGAAGAATGTTTGGTTCTTTCATAGAATTTAAATGGAACACAACAACCAAAAATTTAACAATACTTCAAAGACCAAGACAAGGTGAAGAAGTATTACTAGAATGTTACAATTACAGACCAGATTCAGAATTGCTTAAAGATTATTTGGCAAAAAAATGGTTAAAGGATTATACACTTGCTAAATGCAAATATATGTTAGGTGAAGCAAGAAGCAAATTCAACACAATAGCAGGTCCACAAGGTGGAACATCACTAAATGGTGATGCATTAAAACAAGAAGCCATAGCAGAAATGGAAAGACTCGAAATAGAAGTCAAAACACAAACTGGTGGTGGTCAAGGATATTCCTTCGCAATTGGTTAAATCTTAGTTGACAATCAACTAAACATATAGTAATATACACTATATGAAACATCAAGTTACTCCATTATTTTCAGTACCATTATACAAAACTGTTCTGGATCCTTTGGATCCTGTGGAAGAATCTTGGATAAAAAATTTAAAATTTCCTCCACAAAGTGTTGGTTTATATGACGCCAAAAATGAAGAACCAAAAAATGCAGGAATGCAAGTATTAAATCAGCCTCAATTAAAAAATCTTAGACAACAGATATTGAAAGTGATGAATCATTTTGTAAGCGATGTATTAGATATTGAACAAGATTTTGAATTAACAACAAGTTGGGTAAACAAAAATGGAAAGGGTGATCATATTGTTCAACATTCACACCCAAATGCAATGATTAGTGGAGTGTATTATGTTGAAAGTGATGACACATCTGCTCCGATAATATTTAACAAACCTTATTTTTACACAAATCTTTTTCACGAAACAATTAAACCAACTTTTAGAAATAAAAATCAAAACCAATACAATGTAGATTATTACGGCATGAAGCCTAAAAAAAATGATCTGTATATGTTTCCATCTTGGTTAGAACACACAGTACCTCCGCAAGATGCAGACAAAGATAGATTAAGTTTAGCATTTAATTTTTTTGTTAAAGGCAAGGTAGGAGTAGGTACAACACAATTACAATTATGATTATAGGAATATGCGGACTGATAGGTTCAGGCAAAGATACCATCGCTGACTTTTTAGTAAAAGAACACAACTTTCAAAAGTTATCTTTTGCTGACAAATTAAAAGACAGTGTGGCTGAAATGTTTGATTGGGATAGACAGTTGCTGGATGGTAAAACAGATGAAAGCAGAGCATGGCGTGAAAAGTCAGATGAATTTTGGAGCAAAGAAATGGGTAGAGACATCACACCAAGATACGTGCTTCAAGTGTTTGGCACAGAATGTATGCGTGACGGATTCTATGATGGCATATGGGTAAGTTTAACAAAAAAGAAAATTTTAGACAATCCAAATATCAACTGGGTAATACCTGATGTGCGTTTTGAAAATGAATCTAAAATGATTAAAGAGGTACATGGAGAAGTATGGTGGGTAAAAAGAGGACAACTGCCTGTATGGTTTAGAATGTATCAAGACATCGGAAAAGTACCCAAAGATGTGCATCCTTCAGAATGGGCGTGGGCAAACACAGATTTCAACACAGAATTATCCAACAATGGCACTATTGCTGAACTTAAAAATCAGGTACAAGATCGCCTTGTTGCCAACGGATTCCTTCAAGGTGCAAAGATCTCTGGCAGTTAGCACAGACTGTTTTTAGATTGTTAAATCTACAATTATTAAGATTACTGTCCACGTGAAACACGTTAAATTGTTGTTTATATTTGCTGGTGTGTCCACATTTATCACACTTTGTTTTAGTTCTATATCCAGCAATATACCATTTGGGTTGATAACCACTAGGTCCTCCATACTTTAAACACATCTCACACTGCTTTCTATAATAGGTCTTATTGCCTTTTTTATAGTTCACAGCACATGGTCTTTTACTACATTTCACACATAACGGTCTCATACGGATGTATTTACCTACCCTTTCCAACCCCTTTTTTATTACAGTTAATACGGCTTGATTTGGCACATTGTCATAAATACTAGCAATAATAAAGTTTTACACTTTAATAGGAGATAAAAAAAATGGCATTAGTTTCACCAGGAGTACAGGTTAGTGTAATAGACGAAAGTTTCTACACACCAGCAGAACCGGGCACAGTCCCAATGATATTTGTTGCTTCGGCACAAGACAAAACAAACAGTTCAGGAACAGGAACAGCACAAGGTACAACAGCGGCTACGGCAGGCAAAGTATACTTGATGACTTCACAAAGAGAATTAGCAGAAACATTTGGTGATCCAGTATTTAAAACTGATGCAAATAATAATCCTATCAATGGTGGTGAAACAAACGAATACGGATTACAAGCGGCTTACAGTTATTTAGGTGTTGCCAACAGAGCATACGTTGTTAGAGCAGGAGTTGACATGGGTCAATTAGAAGCAACAGCAACAGCACCAGCGGCAAATCCAGAATCAGGAACTTATTGGTTTGACACAGCATCTTCAAAATTTGGAATATTTGAATGGAATGGTGCAAGTGCAACAACAACAGGTGGACAATCATTTACAAACAAAGTACCTCACGTAATTACAAGTGCAACACTTTTAAGTGCAGGTGTTCCAAAAACTTCATTTGGACAAGCAGGTGATTATGCAATCGTGGCAACAACAGATGCCAACGAAATGTTTTACAAAAAATACGATGGTAACTGGGTAGGTGTTGGCACAGCGGCTTGGGTTGGATCAAATCCAACTGTAACAGGTTCAACAGCAACAGCAGGTTACACAGGTGTAATTGGTTCAGGAACAACTTTCACAATCACTATAAACGGTGGTGCTACTACAATCACAACATCAGGTACAACAGTAACGCAAGTTGCGGCAGATATTGCAGGTGCAGGTGTTTCAGGTTTAACAGCAAGAGCAGTAGGCGGAGTATTAGCAATTCATTATGATGGTTCTAATGACGCTGACATTATTCTTGCTAACGGTACATTAGACATAGCAATAGGTTTAGGTATTGCACCAGGAACATATTACGTTCCAGCATTACAAACTGCTCCACACACTTCAGTACCAGCATACAAAACTGCTGACGCACAATCAAGACCAACAGGTTCTTTATGGGTGAAAACAACAACACCTAATTCAGGTGCGAAATGGTCAGTTAAAAAATTCAACGGTACAACAAAGTTATGGGAAGAAGTAACAGCACCAATTTATGAAACAGCCGAAAAAGCAATATACAATTTAGATAGAGCAGGCGGCGGATTAAATCTTGCTGTAGGCAGTTTATACATTGACCATGATAATGGAACAAATGCATTAGAGCAAACAATTTTAAGAAGAGAATCTACAGGTTCAACAAAAATTACAGGTACAGCAATTACAACGGGTATCACAGCAGGTAGCAAATCATTTACTATTGCTGAATCAATTGTTGGACAAGAAGCAATGAACTCAGCAGTAACAGTCAGTGTAACTCCAACAGGAGCGGCAACTGACAGTGATTTAATAGCAGGTGCTATTAATGGTTCAGGTTTTACAAACATTGTAGCAAGTGTTGATGCGTCAAACAGAGTTTCAATTGAACACAACGATGGCGGAGAATTTGACATTGTTGACACAAATAATACTTTGGAAGAAGCAGGATTCACTAATTACAATTACACAACAAAGGCAGGAACAGCAAATTTATATCAAACAGCAGGTGGTTCTAGAGCAAGTAACTGGAAAGTTTTAACTTACACAGCAAGTGACACAGCAGTTACAACAACTGCGGCAGACGGACAATTATGGTACAGTTCAATTGTTGATGAAGTAGACATTATGTATCACAACGGTACAGACTGGAAAGGTTACTCAGCAGTAGCAAGTTCAGATCCAGCAGGTCCACAAGTTAAATCAACT